TACGTCAGCGGGACATCTGGCCCACCACTTAACTGGTGTCCAGCTGTATTACACTACCGACAACCTTTACAAATAAACCACTAAACATTTATTATTTATTTTATAACCTTTCTTTATTATCTATATACGGTGTATTTATGTATTATTATATTTATAAATCCTTTAACCGTTTATTTGTATTATTTAACATCATTTATTATTTGTTTCATTCTTAAACGGGCCTTCGGCCCTTATTCCGTTCTAAAGACGATGCCGACAGGTCTTAATTTTCGTCTTCCAATGTTCGGCATAGCGCATTATATGTTTTATTGGCTAATGCTTTACTTTATTTTATATATCCTTTCTTCTTCCTAGTTACATTCAACTCCGAGTTTACTTAATATTAATCAATACTGCGTATACATTTAATCCTTTATTCTTAACGAACATACAATATAGCATTTCATATCACAGTACTCATCGCAGTTGTTGCTGTTACTAATGCTAACTTCCATGTCTCTGTGCCAGTCCACTCCTGCAGGTATATAATCCGACGCAATATCACAATTGACTTCTCCTTTTCCTTCAAAATAGTAGAAATCGTTATGATATCCGTAACCTCCGAAGGGGAGAATTAGGACGGGTCTCATATGGCCATCATCTTGTCGAATCGACAGATATATGAAGCGACGGACATTCCTGTTATTTCCTCTGAAACTCCCGTTAAACCCTACCGTGATGGATCTCAGAAGAACTCTTCGTGGGTTCTTCCTACCTTCGCCTGCGTCTGTACAGATTACTTCCTGTAGGTTTTCCCTAGCTTCTCGCGGGTATCTTTTTTCCAATCGGCACCGGTGCGTACACGTCTTGTATTGTGAATCCACCCAATCCATGCCAATATGTGCAATGGATTTTTGCTTCAGAGACTTCCCATATTTATAAAGTGTTCGATTACTTGCAGGGCAAGTAATCTTTGAATTTTGGGTGCTCTTATTTCCCGCCCATTGAATGGGCGTACCGGGGGTTACCGGGCTTATTGGTTTAAAAAACCCATTACGCCCGACCCGTTATCAAATGTTCCGTCCCAAGCATGGGGGGTAATAATAGTCCCCCATGCT